GGTCAAGTAATTGGTGGTAGCAAACTTGTCGTACAAAACGAATATTTAGGTAAATTAAAGATAGAAAAGCCTTTATGTCAATTAGACTTAACTAGATACAATGGAGTAAAGAAAAAGCACTAAGCCTCCACTGCTTCCGATACAGTTACCTTAACCTCTTGTAATGTAGGTATCTCACACGCTCCACCTCCACACGCGACTGTGTCTTGTACCTCTGTTGTATCTTCTTTTTCCTTTAACACTTTATAATTCACAGCTACATACTTATCAACAATAGAATGCCATCTTTCTTCATCCTTTTCATCAAGTATTGACTCTAAAGGCGCTTGGGCATATAACTTATCACCAATTTTAGGTAATAATGCAACCGCGCCAAAGTATTTCTTATTATCATACAAGAATTTAAACACTCTATCCCACTCATCATCCTTTACTACCACGGTACAACTAACATTATGTTCAATATTATTGATATTTGCTTCAGTTGTACCTGGAATTACCCAATTTTGCTGAGTAGTCTTAATCCACTTTAAATGCTGTAGAGCTGTAAGGTCATCCTTTACCATAGCGTGCTTAGAAACCTGTACGGGGAATGTAACTACGTCATCTGTCTTATTTGCCGACCATACACTCTCCTCACACATATGTTTATTGCTTTTCTTAAAGTGCTTATACACAGGATCCAGTTTATTACATTGAATACGTCGAAAATACCTTTTACTATGATGAGGATGTATTCCAGACGCACTGCCAAGCACTAATGATGATGTACCTTCAGGTTTAATGCAAGTAATCCTAGCAGCTTGATTAACATTTAACTTTTTAGCCCAAGACTTATTAACTTTAACAGCGTAAGTAGCACCTTCTCTCTGATAATCTGGATTTAAAAGAATCTTAGGGTTATCCATTATGCCAGTAATAGATACACCCAGCAACGCCTCTCCTTCTGTTAATTGCTTAGACGCAGGTCTCAAATAATCAAACTCAGAGTATGCTGCTTGTAAAGTACCAACAATTGTTGACGCCTTTACAGCATCTAAAAATTTAGACTTAGTATCAATCTTAGCTCCATTAATGGAGGTTAGATTACAGAATTGAACACCACAAACACCGTCTTTGGTAACAGGTATAAAGCCTATTTCAAAACAAGGGTTATATAATTGCCATCGATGGTTACCAAAGACAAAGCCGGGCTCTCCAAACTGTTTTGTCTTATTGAGAATATCTGTAAACTCTTCAAACGTAGTTTCATCTCTTAAAAGTAATACACTATTATTACTTCTAGCACGTTGAGGCTCAATATGAACCCAACTGATACGTTTATTCTTTAGTACTTCATTATATTCATATTCAATTAACTCAACCTCATACTTCTTCTTATTAACTGTAATCTTACCTACGTATAGATCAGTTTCATCATCATGATAAAATTTAGTATGACGAGTAACATCAAAGAATGTCTTTGCATTCATCATCTCTTCATCATCTTTATCAAAAATAAGAGACGTAGCTGATCGTCGAATACCTCCAGACAATACTGCATCAGCACAGTGCATTAGAATATCATATGCATTAATTGATTTTAATCTAGTTTGATTCTGTTGTTCAATAATATAATCAAATAACTCTTTTACCTTTTGATGACATCTTTTTAAACCCTGATACCCAGGTGCCTTACCCCCGGCGGTTTCCAGCGGAGTACCTTTCGGTCTTATCTTACTAAAATCAAAAACAATCTTACGACCAGAAAAGGCAGTATTACGAAAATAAGAATTCAATAACGCTTCAATTGAATCAGACCACCCCTCGATACTATCTTCAACAACATAAGTTACAACTGTACCTGTCTTATCTTTTGCAGTAACTATATCAGGAAATCGATCAATAAAATGTTTTGATACTCCAATACCTACTCCACAACCACAAAGCAATAAATAAAATATCTCCGCAAAAGATCTTATACTATCTACATGTCTTACTGCACAGTTATATATACGTGCATTATGAGCTAATACAGCCTTACCACCAAACTGCATTGATCTCATTGACGGGACGATATGTTTATCTTTTACTTGTTGGAATGCCCACTTAATTGTATCTATATCTTCTGATGGTAAATGCTTCTTAAATCGATCAACGTGCATCTTTGACACCCGATTTATACATTCGTCCCACGTCTCTCTTCTATTTGAATTTTGATTAAATCTTGCGTATTTACTTGTAAATGTAAAGGTAGATATTTCGTCTAGATAATTAATGTCTTGTGGCATTCGTATATGTATTTATGCTTACTTCGTATGATTAATAGGTTAGCGTTAAACAAGCGCTTCATATATAAATATAACGAAAAAATTTGAAATTCAACTTATCGTTTTACTGTGGCTTGGCCAAAGTAAAAACCAATAATAGCTGTTAAAGCTTGTCGAATCTCAGGTACTAATAAATAACCTTCAATCTCTATAAACACAGGTTCAGTCCTTGTACCGAGTAATCCCCATAGAATCTTTCTAGTAACTAATTCCTCTACTACAATAGGATGATTAAAAAATGTAACAACAAACGGAGCTAATATAACACCGAACAAAACACTTACAACAATTAAACGGCGAACCCACTTACCAGCATCGACCCCAACACGCTTTATAGCTTTATCAGCAGACTCATCAGCGAGCTCTTTTTCTTTCATAAACATCTCAAAACGCTTTTGCTCATTCTCTGCGCGTTTTGCAACTAATTTAAAAAAGAACCCGACTAATGACCCTCCCGCCATCGTCATAATTTCTACAGGTATCACTATAAGTATTTAATAAAAAAGGCGTTACTATGCAACGCCTTCTCTATACTGCATTCTCTGAAAACTGTTAATTCTTGAAAGAATTTACAATTTCTTTACAATGTCTCGCATGCTCGATAACTTCTATTTGCTTACCAGCTTCTTCTACAACATCAGGATGTTCTCCTATCCCGAATAAGTATTTTTTGTCCTGTATTATTCATTAATATAAAAATCCTTTTCTTTTATCATAAGCCAATCGCTCATATGTCCGAATATCCTCTTCCGAGTCGTCAACATATAACTTTTCAATATCCTCCTCGAACTTAATCTGTCTCATCCCTTCTTTATGAACAGGTCTAGGATCTTGATTTTCTGAAAGGAGCTCAAACTCTCTCCTCTCGTTGGTATAAATGTCTTTAACGACGAATTTATATGCAATCATGTCATACATATATTAGCTTCTTATCTTTTATTTTGCAAGTAATTTTTTTCAGCTGAGTTTTGCTCTTAATCAATAAAGATGCAATTTCTGTCTCAATATGTTTTTCGAAAAACCTTCTTAAAAACCTAGCTCCATATTTTCGATTATATCCTTGGGCGGCTATATAATCTCGAACCTCGGGTGTTAATATAAGTTCTATATTATTAATTTCTTGTAATTTTTTTGAAAAAACATTTAATTGTATTTGAACTAAATTATATATATCTTCTTTCGATAAATGCTCAAATCTAATAATCTCGTCTAGTCTATTTAAAAACTCTGGTTTAAAAAATTTCTGACAAGCATTTTCTAAATCTATGGAGCTTATTGCTGTACCTCCAAACCCAATAGAATCTTTATTAAATAATTCAGAACCAATATTACTTGTAAACACAATAATACAATTTTTAAAATTAATCTTACGTCCTACACTATCAGTTAATTCTCCCTTATCTAAAACTTGTAAAAAGATATTTACTACATCAGGATGAGCTTTTTCAATTTCATCTAATAAAAGTAAACTATAAGGATTCCTTTTAATAAAATCACAAAGTATTGATCTATCACCATAACCTATATAACCAGGAGGTGAGCCAATTAACTTACTTGTAGAATGTGGCTCCATAAACTCCGACATATCTATCTTAAGATAGTTTTGTTTATTATAAAAAAAGTATTCAGAAATTAATTCGCATAGATATGTCTTACCGACACCTGTAGGACCAATAAAAAGAAAAGAACCTAAAGGTCGGTTTGGATCTTGTAGTCCAGTCTTTACTCTTTTAAAATGTTGTAATAATGATGTAATAGCATGATCCTGAGAGATATATTTCTCCTTTAAAGATTGCTCTACCTTGTTTAAATCCGGTAAGCTACTCCCTTTAATATTGCTTATAGGTATATTTGTTTTAATACTAAGTATATCTCTTACAATATCTTCTGTAATAATTTTATCAAATTCGACCGCCTTCTGTTTTATTATTTCTTTTTTTAATTTATTAAATAAAGTTGTTTCTTTTCGTCGTAATTTAATACCCTCTTCAAAATTAAATTCTCGAACTGCGTCATATTTTTGTTTTTGTATACCATCTATTTTTTGTTGTATTTGTACAATTTGTTCAGATGTATTAGATATTTGATTCTTTATATGAGAACCACATTCATCTAATAAATCAAGAGCAGCAGCAGGCTGGCTTTTATCAAAAATAAACCTCGATGATAATTTAACAATATCTTCTATTATATTTCTATTATATTTTACATTGTGAAATTTTTCATACATAGGTATCATATTATATAAAATACCTTTTGTTTCTTCTAAATCAGTTTGCTTTACAACTATGTTTTCAAAATTAGAACTAATCGTTGTAATGTCATCAATATATTTTTTATAATCATCTGATGTACATGTACCTATAAAATTAATATCATCACTATTAAACAATTCACTAAAATATTCTTCTATGTTTGCAGAGCCGTCGATTCGAGTTATAAGAGCAATATCATTAATAAACAAAATTACATCGGTATTTGCTTTAAGATACTCTTGAAGAGTATCCATTCTTGCTTCAAAGTCTCCTCTAAACTTTGTCCCACCGATGAGTGTTTTAAGCTTTAACTCTAATATTCTTTTATGATGTAAGTGATTAGGAGTAAGTTTTTTAGTTATCCTTCTTGCAAGTTCATACACTACAGACTTTTTCCCGACACCAGGCTCGCCAGTAATAATAAGATTAGTATTATGCTTTTTACCTAAGACTAAATAAATTTTATCAAACTCTGCATCTCTTGAAAATGTACTTTGTAGCTCGTCTACAGAAGCTTGATACGTTAAATCAATAAAATAAGGCTCTAAACTCTCAGGAATAATTGACTTAAGTACATTAGATGTACTTGTAATATCTCCTAATTCCTTTTGTATAGCATTTTTAACATTATCAAAATTTAATCCGTACTCCATAAGAATAGAAGTTGCGACTCCATCGTTTTCATACAATAAAGATAAAAATAAATGTATTACATCGACTGTACTCTTGTCAAGTTTTTGCGCTAAGTTTTTTGCAAAATCTATTATACGTAAGACACGAGGTGTGAACTGAGGACCCGTATCAGATTTAAAAAGCTTATTAGTCTCTTCTATATTTAAAATACTAATAACAATATCTTTTAAATGAGTTCTATCTACATCTAACCTCGAAAAAGTTTGATCTAAAATATCATCATGACTCTCAATTAAACCTAAAAGCAAATGCTCTGTACCAGCATACCTACTTTTGAATTGTTCTGCATATGCTTTTGCAGCTGCAAGAGCATCTTGCGCAGTTGAACTGAATTTCATTACTAATACTTATTACGATTATTAGTAAACACTAGTAATATACATCAGGAAGAACCTTTATAATTACTTGCAGCACCAGCAGTAACAAGAGGCACCTCAGTACCAGTAAGTGCAATAACCTTACCTCTAATACCCCCAACTCTTAGTCTATAACCAGACAGTACTTCAGTGTATGTGCTATCAACGTGTTGATTCGGGAGTTTCACACTGAATGGAGTAACAGCAGCCGCACTATCACTCTTACCTGACTCACCGATATTACCTCCAGCCAATCCAGTCAGTCCGGGATAAGCAGTTACCGGTGCATATATCGCAGCAGCACCGTCCTCGAAACCAACATCGCTCGCATCTAGTGTTTTCCGTAGTAAAACATTCGGAAAATAAGGCCACTTATAGGTATCCGCATCAGCATCATCATAACTACTAACGTCCCAATATCCACCAGCGCCACCTAGACCATCCCAACCAGCAGTTGCAGCGGCACCATCTTGTACAAAACTTGCATTAAGTTGCCCAGTGTCAGCTTGTTGGCCAAACTTATCTATTGCCGCGGTTCCAGCACCGCCGACATTCTTTGTATGAATTCCACCGCCACCACCGCCGCCGCAGCCGAACCATAAAGCTTTAGCATACGCTGGCATAGTTTCCCCACTCACAGCTACTACACCTCCTCCTCCTCCGCCGGCGCCACCATAGATAGTACCATCATTAGTAATTGTAATCTGTTGTTGAAAATAAGCATCAAACCCGCTCAATGCAGGACCACCTGACACTCCCGTATGTGTAATTAATTCACCGTGGATCCAGTCACCTATTTGGACAAAATCATCACCACCAGCAAAATTAGTCCCGGCTGTATCGTCATCAAATGCGACATTGTCTACAGCTAAACCAAAACCGCCGCGACCGCCTTTACCCACGATTACATTATCGGTCTTAACTATGATGTCAATTTGATTGTTTGTATGTGCAAACTTAAAGCCTTTAGGTGGCTTAAAATATACTGCCGGTAATACATCATGTAATGTCTCATCTGTTGAAGTTGAAATAACAGAAAGCGGACCTAAATCTGTTCCTTCTGCCTTAATAATAAAACAGGCACTAATAGGATAAGTAGCTGATACTGCTGAAAATGTATTAATATGCTCTGGATTAGCACTTGCGTCGCTAGCAGCTAATGCATCCCATACATTAACACAACTTAAAAGATTACTAGTCGTTGACCCGTCAACTCTATGATTAGCAGAAATACTAGATACATGTAACTGAATTGTTTTATATTGCTCGTTTAAAGTAACATTCTTAGTGTGAATTGCACTTCCTGAATCTGATTCATTAATTATTGCATTGCTAGTGGCATTATGAATTATAATATTAATGTGACTATCTCCTAGAATACTAGTAAAGCCTTCAGTTTCTGCGGCGCTAAGATCAAACACTATCGAAGATACAGTTGGCTGGAAAAATATCGTACTTGTCGCACTAAGCGCAGCAGGTAAGGCAGACACTTGGCCCGAAACCGTACCACCTGGTACCGATGGAAAATCTCCGTCCACATTAGGTTTTCCGTTAGCATCTGTTGAGAAAATACTATATTGTTCTCGAGGAATTACTAATGGCGTCCACGCCATACCGACAGGCCAATTCTGAGCAACTGTCTGAATATTACATGCAGCTGATAAGTTATAATTTTGATCAGATGATTCTCTTTGAACACCGATTCGCGCTGTGTAGTCTTCACCGGTCTTTGTTCGATTGGTAAAAGAATCAACACCAAACAGTGTAATATCATATTTGTCAAAAGAAGGTGTTATTATAACTATGCATTCTATAATAGAATTAATATTATCCCCTTCGTCAACAATACTATTATCTCCTGCTTTAATTTTTAATATAAAGATTTTATCATACTGTGATGTATCTTCCTTATAAACCGTTTCACTGACAATTTTACCTGTAACATCTCTAGCAAAAAACTTCGTAGTACCTATTTCAAGAGTTAGCTCTGTTTCTCCTGCCTCAAATACCGCAATACTAGGAGTTTCTATATCTATATACTCGATACTACTCTGAACCGCAGTTACAAGAGTAGTATAATACAAAACACTACTCGCATGATTATCTACACTCGCAAGATTTTGTCGTACAAGAGGTATTTCTGCTATGTTACCTGCTGTTACAGTAACACTACTAGTACCTAGACTTATAACACTAGTCGCGACTTCATTTTCACCTGGTAATCTAGTGTTGACCGCTGACGGTGGGTCAGTATTTAATTGTTCTTCTTTTATAAAACCAAATAATGCTTCTTGTTGTTTATATAACAACTCAATAGGCCTATTAACAACATCAGTTAATAACGGCTCATTAACGCCAATATAAAATTCATCATTATTATCAAAAGCACTTAACTTCGTAAACCCATGATAGTTGACAGTACATATAGCAGGAACAACTGAAGTACCTAAATTAGCTTTTGTAAAATAAGTATATATTTTTTTATTTAAATTCTCAAAAAGAGAATAATGATTATATATTAATTTCTTTGTTGTTTTATTAAAAGTAATACTATTAACTATTTCTTGAGGTAGTACAAATATATCAGATAATGTAAAATAATTTGTATAAAAACTATCATTATACACTTTTGTAGTAATATTTTTATCAGTAAAAAGATATGTACTAGTCTTATAACCCGACACTAGTGGACCGTTTGTACTAGAAAGAGTAGTTGTAGTTACCGACATATAATCATAACCATTATATAATACAGTATCAAATGAAGCGATTATCTGTGAACTTATATCTCTATAATCAGTAGTTATATTAATAGGAACATTCCAACCGCCTGCTGGTAGTACATTACCATCAGATATTCTCGATGTATCAAAATCTAATACAGTAATAGGAGTATCTAAACTTGTTTTATATAGCTTATATATATTTCTATTAGTAGCAACATATAAAATATTTTTTGATGACTTACAATTAACTATTTTTTTAAAATTACTTCCTTCAGGCTTATATAATTTTTTTTCATCATTTGTCGGTGGACGTCTATCCTCGTCAAAAACATAAATTTCATATGGTAAATATGATTCAAATAACGATACCGGTTTACTAATTGTATTTGTAGTAGGATTATATTCAAAAATTCTACCTTTAGATGTAAGTATATATCCTCGCGCTGTCTTATCTGTATTAGACATTTCATCTATAACAAATGAAACTGGAATATCCTCTCGTACTTCATCATACATTGTTACATATATGAAATCATCAATATAATTAAAATTTAAATCATATATTTTAATGCTACGTGTTCCATTATCTAATATATATATCCTTTCATCATATACACTTATACTCACAGGATCTATAAATCTATTTTTAATTTGAGTGTATTGAGTACCACCTAATGTTTTTAATAAAAGTCTCCCAGGATTAACAATATCATTAATACCAGTTCGTTGAATAGCAGTATCACTAGATAAAAGACCGGATATATCGAATTTAAATAATGTAAGGTTACCTTTATCTAAAACAAATAAAAACTCATCCACAATATCTACACTTACAACATTTTTAAATTTAAATGCTTGTCTACCTTGAGGATTGTGTTCAACAAAATTCCCCGATAATACTGATTTAATAGTTCCAAATTCAGTAGTACTTTCAACCACAACTGAATCATCTTTACTATATGTAAAATATACAAAATGATTACTATTACGTTTTTTAACTATATGTGTTTCAACATCAACATACATAGAGGAAAGACTATTTCCAGAAGCTGGATTAATTGATGTATCAACAAAAGTAGCAGTAAAATTTGAATCAACATTAATATAATTATCTGCAGCTGATGTAGGAGAAGAAGTTGTCACTAGCTCGGCATTAGCAATTAAATACAAATAATTTCTATAGAGTTTACGAATACTATCGTTATATACTTCAGTCACAGCAAAATCATTGTGACTAATTTTAATATCTTCTAAAGAGTATGGTAGATTGAGCGAAGCACTCTTAAGTGTACCTAACACTCTGTTTGTAGGATATCCGATACCTGCTACACCGGTAACCTCATTGTATAGTGAATGAGCCATTATTAATTATTTAACAATTTTATCTTGATTTAACAGATTGAAGTTACAAAGACATTTGTAAATAATTTACAATGTCAAGGAAAAAGATAAAAAGCACAAAACATAAAATAACTCCCGATCTTATTTTAGATTTATACAGCCATACAAAAACATTACCTGACTCCGAAAAAAAAGAAACAGTTGATAAAATAAAAAGTCTCATAAAATACATGGGAGACGAAATTAATATTGACTTAAATGACATCAAAAATTAACTTATCTTGGGAGAGTATCGAACAA